AGAATATGAATCTTCTTATGTAACAGTGATGGATAAAGAAGGAATAGCGATAGGATTAAACTGGGAGAAAATACCACTGATTCCATTAAAGTGTAATGAACAAGAGATTCCATTAATTAAAAAAGTAAAAACACTTCAAGATGGAATTAATATGATGTTATCTGATTTTGAAAACATAATGCAGGAAGATTCTAGGAACACAATCCTTGTGATAAAAAACTATGATGGTACAGATTTAGGAGAATTTAGGCGTAATCTTGCCACATTTGGGGCAGTAAAAGTCCGATATGATGGAGATACCAAAGGAGGGGTAGAGACTCTTGAAATTACTGTTAATGCAGAGAACTATAAATCCATTTTAGAGATATTTAAAAAGGCCCTTATTGAAAATGCAATGGGATATGATGCAAAAGATGATAGGCTTTCTGGAAATCCGAACCAGATGAATATTCAGTCTATGTATTCTGATATTGATTTAGATGCCAATGAAATGGAAACAGAGTTCCAGGCAGCTTTTGAAGAAATTCTTTGGTTTGTAAATGTCCATTTCGCTAATATGGGACAAGGGGAATTCGAAAAAGAAAAAATAGAGATTATTTTTAATAGAGATATATTAATCAACGAAACAGAGGTAATCGAAAATTGCCAGAAATCAGTAGGAATTTTATCTGATGAAACGATTATAGGGCAGCACCCTTGGATTGATGATCCAAAAAGGGAACTGGAACGGTTGGAAAAGCAGCAGGAGAAGGAACAAGAAGAATTTGAACAACAGGGATATAACCCTTTCCAGACAGAACAACAGGAAAAGGCAGGTAAGCAACAAGGGAAAGTCCCCATAAAGAAAGAAGGTGGTTCAGATAGCGAGGGGAAAGAAGTTTAATGTTACAATGGACAACCAGACAGATTTGTATTTATTACCTGCTTGCCTCCTGCTTCCTGAAAGGCGGTGTTCCTAGTGAAAAATAGTGATTACTGGAAACAGCGTTTTGGACAACTGGAAGCAGCGCAAAATCAAAAAGGGGCGGCTGCCTATCAGGAAATGGAGAACATATACAGGCAGGCACAAAAAGAAATTGAAGGGAAGATTAACACATGGTATCAACGGTTTGCAGCCAATAATGGAGTGAGCATGGCAGAAGCCCGGAAAATGCTTTCAGGAAAAACATTAAAGGAGTTTCAGTGGGATGTTGATGATTATATCAAGTATGGGAAAGAAAATGGGATCAATAATAAATGGATGAAAGAATTGGAAAATGCTTCTGCTAAGTTTCATATAACACGTTTGGAAGCTTTAAAACTACAGACACAGCAGAGCTTGGAAGTTTTGTTTGGGAACCAGTTGGATACCATTGATTCTACCATGAAGCGGATTTATTTAGATGGTTATTATCATACTGCCTATGAGCTTCAAAAGGGATTTGGGATAGGGTGGGATATAGTAGGGGTAGATCAGAAGCAGGTTGAAAAGGTGATTCGTAAGCCTTGGGCAGTAGATGGAAAGAATTTCTCCGAACGAATTTGGAATAACAAGGAAAAGCTGATTTCAGAAGTACATAAGGAACTAACCCAAAATATTATACTAGGACAGGACCCACAGAAAGCGATTGATGCCATAGCGAAAAAAATGAACACATCTAAGTACAATGCAGGGCGGCTGGTTATGACAGAAGAAGCTTATTTCAGTTCAGCAGCACAAAAGGACTGCTTCCATGACCTAGATGTGGAGCAGTATGAGATTGTGGCAACGCTGGATTCCCATACGTCCGATATTTGCCGGGAAATGGACGGGAAAGTGTTTCTTATGAAAGACTTTGAAGCAGGGGTAACAGCGCCGCCTTTTCATGTATATTGCAGGAGTACAACAGTTCCATATTTTGATGAAAACTTTGAACAGGTAGGGGAAAGGGCAGCAAGGGGTGAGGATAGAAAGACTTATTATGTGCCAGCAGATATGAACTATAAGGAGTGGAAAAAAGCCTTTGTTGAAAATGAAGCTGATGCAAAAAAAGTAATTTCCAAAATGAAAAATGCTTCTGATGTATTAACGCGAAATAAGTCACCCGTTAAGTTGCAAGACTTGGAATCTAAATACAAAGATTCTATCATGCAAGTGATTAATTCGGCTTCTTTGCCATTTCAAAAAGTAATTTTGGAAAATCAAGATAGGATTGTTTTTGCGAAGATAAATGCTATGGGAAAAGCAAGATATTCTCCACAAAATGGGATATTTATAAATTTAAAAAAAGATTTTTCTGATAGTCGTGGACAATGGACAACCTTATTTCACGAAATGGGACATAACATTGATAAGATATATGGACAACCGTCTGAACAGACGGCTTTTATAAATGCTTTAAAAAATGATTTTTCAGTGTTTACAACTGGTTATGCAAAGTACTATAATATTAATGTGAAAGAAGCATATAAAGAATTATCGAATTTTCTTGAAAAAGCGACTGATGAAGAAAGTCATATTTTTTCTGATTTATTTGATGCACTATCAGAAGGAAAATGTAAAGGTAGGTATGGACATAAAAGGGAGTACTGGAAATCAGATGAAATAATTGGAAGTGAGGCATTTGCGCATTTCTTTAGTGCTTCTGCTACAGGTAATATTATAAAACTAGAATCTATTAAAGAAATATTTCCAAATGCTTATGAAGAATTTTTGAAGGTGATAGGTGAAATGAAATGACAGAAGATCAGATTCCAAAGTTTTTAAGAAGAATAACTAATGAAAAGGAAAGAGAGCCATCAAGGTTTGTTAAACTAATACATACTTATGAAAGTAGGTTTAATGATTTTCCACCTACAGAGCCAGGAGGATTTACGGAAGATGAATGGTGTGAGATTTTAGAAGAATGTATTCAGGCGGGTAAGACGGTTGACGAATTGTTAGGAGCTGAAGAAGGTGATGATTGGTATGATTGAGTGCATTGTTCATAAGCCTACTGGCTTTAGATAATGGTTAAGGTAGTTTTATTGAACTTTCATTGTAAAGAATATGTCCAGCAAGAAAAGGAGCAAAAATGACAATATTATTAAATACACTTTTCAGCGAGAAGGGTGAATTATTTGCCATAGGGCAGGGGCGGAGGGTGGTTTTTGCTCATTGTAAGCCCAAAATCAGTATTTATGAGAGATCAACACAAGTTCCAGTTCTAGGGGAACATGGTTACAAGGAGAAATCTATACACTTTACCATTGTCTTGTGTAGGGATATGGAATTTACTAGTAGCCTTGTGGAAGAAACCATGCAGAAAACGGAGAGGTATGAATTGGCTTCTGACTTTCTGCGAAATGACGGAATTGTGGAAAGATTCTACTTTCATAACATTTCCCTTATAGAGATTAATCCGGCAGGAGAATGGGAATTTGAGTTGTATGCCATAGAGGAGCAGAAGAGGAAACTATCAGAAATGGCAGGTATATAGGATAAGCACTTTTGAAAAAACGTTCAAGGGTGCTTTTTTCATGCCTATTTTCAGGAAAGGGGGATAGTATGGCAGTAAAAATTATTAGGTATGGGGATAAACGCCGAGTAATATGTAATATTTGCAGTAGTCTGCTTGAATATGAAAAAGAAATAGTTTGTCCAAATTGCCAGGAGACTATAAAAGTGAAAGGATGAGAAAGGAAATGACAGAAAAAAAGTTTTTGGAGTTGGTAAAAGACGTTGTAAAAGATTATTCGAACAAACATTTGGACAAAACGGATGGAAAGCAGATTACAACAGATGATGTATTTGTAGTATGGTATTGTAAAACACTTCAAAATTGGAAAGCCCTTGTTAGTACAACGTTACCAGATGGTATGTATTATGAGTTGACATTAAATGGTGATAAAGAGGAATTGTATCTTGACGCCTATAAGAAATTTGAAAATTGTTGTATATCATTAAAAGGAAAGGATTAGGAAAAATGAAGAAAGAAGAATTTATCGCCCTTGGCATTACCGAAGAACTAGCAGCCAAGGCAGAAGCTGCTTCCTTAAAGGAACTAGGAAACTATATTGAAAAGTCAAAATATGAGGAAGTCAGCGAAGAAAATAAGACATTAAAAAGGTCTGTTTCAGATCGAGATAAGCAACTTGATGATCTGAAAGCGGCAAGTGGCGACAATGAAGAATTGAAAAAGCAGATTGAAACGATGAAGCAGCAAAATGCAGAACAAGAAAAAGCACATAAAGCAGAACTAGCACAATTAAAGCTGGATAATGCGGTAGATACTGCATTAACGGCAGCAGGGGCAAAGAATACAAAGGCAGTGAAAGCACTTCTGGATATTTCTAAAGTGAAGCTAGGGGAAGATGGAAAACTGACAGGGTGGGATGATCAACTGACTGCTTTACAGAAATCAGATTCCTACTTATTTGCAGAAAAGCAAGCGAAACCTAATTTTAAAGGATTCCAGCCAGGGGCATCTTCGGATAGGAAGCCAGGGACAACAGTAGATATGTCTAAAATGTCTTATGAAGAATTGGCTGCTTATATAGAAAATAACCCTGATGCAGAATAATACATATTGTTTAGAAAGGAAAGAGAAAAATGGCAAAATTTGATGCAAAAAGTTTTAATGAAAAAGCATTTGGGAAATATATGTCAGCTGTCCCAAATGTCAAGTTAAACAAATTAAAGGAATCAAGGGCGATTGTTTCCGATCAGCGCTTACGGGAAACCTTTGTCACCAATTCACAGACGGGGACGGTTTATGCTGTGCTTCCCTTTTTTGGGCTAATTGGTGGAGATGCCCTGAACTATGATGGGGAAACGAACCTGACTGCTGAAAGGACAGATACTTTTGAACAAGGTGTTTTTGTTTATGGGCGTATGAAGGGTTGGACAGAGGCAGATTTCTCTTATGATGTGACCGGGGGTGTTGATTTTATGGCAAATGTCAGAAACCAGATCAACCGTTACTGGAATGAGGTAGACCAGGGTACTTTGTTGGCAATCCTGGAAGGTATCTTTGCCATGTCTGAAACGGGGACAGGGAAGATTAAAACGGCGAACGCGGAATTTGTTGATAAGCATACGTATGATATTTCTGATAGTGCAACAGAAGAAGATCAGCATATGGGCGCAACTTCCCTGAATGTGGCAATTCAGAAAGCTTGCGGCGACAATAAACAGAAGTTTAGCCTTGTGATCTGCCATTCTACTGTTGCCACGAACCTTGAGAATTTGAAACTTCTGGCATATTTGAAATATACAGATGCAGAAGGGATCGAACGTGATCTGGAAATGGGTACATG